AAATGGCAAGATCTGATTTAGCTAGCGAGGAAGAGTTACAAGAGGCACTTCAAAAGATGTATGGACTGGTATTGCATCTTATAAAATCATGGGATTTAGAGGATGAAATCCCATGTGGCAGATGTGAAGTGTGCAAAGCGCATAAAAAAGAATTAAGCCATGAAAATGAACTTGATGGGGAACAAGATGAGTGTCAGTCAAAAAAGATAGTCCCCTTCCCTCTTCAAGCTAATCGACTTGAAGAGCTGCCCGTATGGCTCATTGTGGAAATGATGGATAATCTTGCCTCCCCAAACCGGAAAGCGCCTCAGAAGAAAAAGAGGAATTAACAAATCTGGGGCGCTATCTGGCAACAGACGGATTGGTAGGAGAATGTCCTGACTGGTATGCGCTTTATGTTGCAGCGGATCGGTGTAAGTGTCCTCCATGGGAGTTAGCAGATCAAAACAGGTTTTGGCAAGATAAAGCATTAATTGCAAATAGCGCTGAAAGCTACGCAAGAGAAGAAAAGCAAAAGCATCAGTGAGGAAGGAGGGTAGAAGATGACTGTAATTGCGTCTCAGTTGGTCGGGAAGGTAGAAATTTCTGGTGCCGATCAAGCCAAAACTATCCTCCTGAGCTTGGATGATACCAATAAAAAAACGCAAACTAGTCTCGATCAGCTCCAAAAAGCAGCACAGGACGCGGGATCTATTCTTGCGAATCGCTTCTCAGCAGAAGTCAAGAATGCACAATCAGGACTGCAGGATCTAGCAGTGCGTGCCGAAGCAGCGGGATTGGATGTCAGCAACTTTACCTCTCTACAACTCAAAGCCTCAGAAGCAGCAGCTCGTCTAGGAGTAGCGCAAGCGCAATCTGCTGACGCCATGGCAAAAGCCAACCTCATCACAAATGATGCTTCCTCAAGTGCTGAGAAAATCGCACTCGCGCAGGCCAAGGGCACACTAGCCGCTGAGAACGTCGCGAAGGCCGAACTCGCGGCGGGCGACGCTATGACACTTGTCCAAGGGGAAGCGACTAGACTAGCTGATGCCTTGGAAGCCTCTCAAGTAAAATCCAACATGTTCACTACATCTGTAGGCACGATGCGTGAGCGTATGGGTGGGCTTGTCTCAGGATTTACAGGTGCTATAGGGAGTGTCCTGGACTTCGGTTCAAAACTTGGTATGACGATCATGGGTATCCAAGGGACTGTTTCCATGTTTGCGAGCATAGGACATGCAGTTGGTTCGATGATCGGTGATTATCAGCAAAATCTCACGAAGCTTGTCACCACAGCACATGAATCACAAAGCAATCTAGCAGCAGTCGGCAAGGGAATGCTCGACATGGCAGGGCCTACTGGGACCTCAATCAAAGCGCTTAGCGATGCTATGTACTGGGTAGAGAGCGGCGGCTATCACGGCGCGGATGGCTTGAATGTCCTCAAGATAGCTGCTATGGGAGCAAAAGCTGAACAAGCCGATGTAACAGGTGTCACCAAAGTTCTTACCAGTGCCCTCAACACCTATAGAGATAGTGGCATGACTGCTGCTCAGGCCATGAATACCCTCATTGCTGTAACCGGACAAGGCAAGATGACCTTGAATGATCTGTCTGGTGCGGTATCCAATGTGTTGCCTGTTTCTGCCAAATTTGGTATCTCCCTAGCCGATACTACCGCAGGCCTCGCAACTATGACCATGCAAGGTGATGATGCGGCGAGTGCTGCTACCCACCTGCGTCAAATAATCTTGGCTCTAGAGGCTCCCGCGTCAAAAGGTGCTTCCTCCTTAAAGGAGATTGGGCTTTCCTCCCAAATTGTCTCTGATGAAATGCGCAAGTCCCTCCCCGGGGCTATCGAGCTAATCACAGACCATCTTAAAAACAAATTCCCAGAGGGCTCAGCAGCTTATAACGAGGCTCTCAAGAACATCTCAGGTGGCAATAAACAGATGCTAGCATTGCTTGAAACCTCTGGTGGTCAGCTCCAAGTCTTCAAGGACAATGTAGCCGCTGTTGCCAGTGCCGTGAAAAAGGGCGGTGATTCCATCATGGGCTGGGACCTCGTTCAACAAAATTTCAATTTCCGCATGGATCAGGCTAAAGCAGCGGTTGGGGCTTTCGGGGTCACAGTTGGCACCGCTCTAGCTCCCATGGCAACTCAGCTTATCAACTCTATTGCAGGCGGGGCTATTCCTGCTCTCACAAAGTTTGGAGATTGGTTCGTCAACGTTGGCATACCTGCTATCGGTCAATTTGGTGCTTTCTTCAACAAGACTTTCGGAGGGCTTGTCTCTGTCATAGGAGACGTTATTCAGCAGTATCTCAAGCTCGACTTTTCCCTATGGATGGACAAGGTACCTATCATTGAAGGCGCATTTGCTCTACTCGGTTCGGTACTTAATACCGTTGTGTTTGCTCTTACAGCACTATTTACAGGTCTTGACAATGTGCTGAAATTTCTCAACAGTACCTCAGTTGCAGCTCAATTTACACGTGACGTGCTAACAGGCATTGGCGTTGCTATTGCATCTATTCAGATTGGAGCATTTGTTGCAACTATTCCTGCTCTTGTTGACGGATTTATTGCATGGGGTATAGCTGCATGGGAAGCCGCTGCAGGTACCATAGCCGCTACATGGCCTATCTTGGCAATCGGAGCCGCTATAGCTGTCACAGTCGCTGGTATCATTCTTGCCGTGCAGCATTGGGGAGACATCACCAATTGGCTCAAAGCAGCATGGGAGAGTACAGTAGGTTTCTTTGAAGGGGTTTGGAGTAGGATTGTACAAGGCGTGCAAGGCGCTATTGATTGGTTCAATAACCTCAGTATCGTATTCAAGGTGGGTATTGCTCTTATCGCAGCAGCTCTTTCTCCCATCATCATCCCCATTGCAGCTATAGTGCTTGCCATTCAGCATTGGAGTGATATTGTCAACGTACTCAAATCCGCATGGGGGCCTGTTCCTGGATTCTTTCAGGGGATTTGGAACAATGTTGCAGAGCATTCAAAATCCGCATGGGACAAGGTAAATGAGGCTACACACCAGGGAGGAGCTACCCTTGTCTCCTGGTGGCATGACCTATCGGCGAGCTTTGCGCATAATGTGCTTGGGGATACACTCACAAAGGCACTTGCTGAGGCATTTGGAAGCGTGTCGGTCAAGACGCTTCAAGATCAATTTGCAACAATAGGACAGCAATTTACGCAGGTTGGGGACGCATTGCGCACGGGGATAGGAGGCGCAATTACTAGCATCATGCCAGCGCTGACCAATCTTGGGGACTCTTTTAGACTGATTTGGCAAGCAATCGTTGCTACAGGTCAAGGGATATCGCAAATATTTGTATCTAATATACACGTTCTGCATGGATCGATTTCCATGCTTATCCCCATTCTTATTAGTCTCGGACAGTTTATAGAGCAAATATTCATAGCTAATCTAAAAGTCCTTCAAGGTTCATTTGTTATGCTTGCTCCTGTTATCATCCAAATTGGGCAATTTATATCGCAGATATTCATGTCCAATTTGAAGCTCCTGCAGGGTGCATTCGTCATGCTTATGCCAATCCTTAATGAGATTGGTAAACTTATCGGTTCCCAGGTTCTTAACGCTCTGCAAGCGCTTGCAATGCTGATCGGAGGCGTGATAATCGTTGCTCTTGCTGGCCTACTCGGTACGATCGTGGGACTGGCAAAAGGGCTTGCGACATTTGTCCAGGGCATTGTGATGATTATTACGGGCTTTGTCCAGTTTTTCAGCGGCGTTACGCAGGTTGCAGCAGGAATCATTGCATTATTTGCGGATCTAGCTACAGGCCATTTCAGTAAGCTCGGTGCCGATTTGGGGGTGATATGGAATGGCATAGTAATGATGTTCACGGGTGTTTGGAATATCATCAGAGGTTTGTTTACAGCGGCTATTTTATCGGTTGTTAGCTATGTAGGAGGATTTGTATCAACAGTCATTCAATTCTTCACAAATCTCTACAATAGTCTCGTTGGGCATAGCATCATTCCAGATTTAGTAAACGGCATTGTAAGCTGGTTTGCTTCTTTGCCTGGGCGTGCTCTAGGGGCTGTCCAAAGCTTAGCAGGATTAATCATCGGTTTCTTCTCAAGCCTTGCAAATGATGCATTAAACTCAGGTGCTAACATTGTCAACCAGCTAGCCAACGGTATACGCGGGGCCATTGGATCTGTAAGCGGTGCTATCACGGACGTAACAGCGTTTATCTCAGCTCACTTACCACATTCGCCTGCCAAACTCGGGCCATTGCGAGATCTACAACTGCAAGGCTCACTCATCACAGAGCAGATCTCATTAGGTATGCTTGCAGGTATGCCTAAGCTTGATTTTGCAATAGGTCAGCTTGTAAAGCCGATGGCTGTCAATAATTCAAATACATACAATTCATACAGTGCATCTAATACCAATAACTCATTTCAATCTATGGCAAAAAACCTTGTCACTCCCTATGTTCCAAGCGGCGTCAATCTTGCACAGCAAAGCTACCACGCACCTGCAGCACCTTCTCAGTCAGGTCAAGGTCGGCCCGTCATTCTTGTTATGAATGGACGTGAGGTCGCACGTGGGCTCATGCCTGATATCACCAATGAGATCAGGTACAACATAAACGTGCAAGGGATGTGAGGGAAGCATGGCATCATACACAGCGACAATAGGGGGACAAACAGTACTTGTTGAAGGTGGAACGCTAAGAATAACACGCTCAGTAGGTAGACGGTCACAAGCTTCGTTCACAGTACAAACTGATGCATACACCTTTTTTGCTCAATACCAGCAAGTCTCCATAAAAGACGGTTCTGGTGTCGTCGTCTTCACGGGGTATATCACACAGCCAAGCACGCAAAAGCCAGGGTTTTCGCTGTACCTAGAGCACACAATCACGTGTGTTGACCAGCACTATCTTGCAGACAAGAGGGTATTTTTCGGGTCTTTCACAAACAGGACCGTGGGTGTGATTGTTACCGCAATCTTCAATCAAGTCCTCATCCAAGAGGGAGTCACGATAGGGCAAATAGACGACGGTGTACTCCCTTCGCCCACGACGTATCCATCACCCACGCTCTATCCATCAGGCTCAGGGCTCGTCCCGCAGGCCACTTTCTTCTATACAAATGTCGCACAAGCATTAGATCAACTTGCAGCATGGGCAAGTATATCAGGCATTCCATACTATTGGATGATTGACCATAATAAGAAGTTCTGGTTTGTGAAATATACATCAATTGTGAATAGTACCGTTGTAGATGGCACATTAGTAGAAGAACAGCTTTATCCACCAACGGTAGTGCATGCTAATCCCGCATACAGAAACACGCAATACGTTACAGGTGGTGTTTCTCAAGTAGGTCCGCTTACAGAATCGCGGCAAGGGGATGGAAAGCTTACCACTTGGACAATGACTTTTGACCTTGCATCAGCTCCAACAATTTCTGTGAATGGAGCATCTAAGTACGTTGGCATCCAAGGTACAGGTAACTCTCAGTATTATTGGGCACAAGGATCAAAGGTCATCACTCAGGACAGCTCACAGGCCAAACTCGCGAGCACAGACACGCTATCCGTCACATACACCGGACAATTCCCTAGCACAGCCGTGCAATCAAATCCTTCTCAAATTGCAGCACAAGCCGCTCTAGACGGCTCATCGGGTATCAATGAGCAAGTAACTGATGACCAAACGATTGGGAACAATGCGCTCACCGAGGCGTCGGCTCTGCTCAACAGGAACGGGAACCAAGGTGTGCAATTCAAGTTCTCGACAATGGCAGCGGGGTACGCACCTGGACAGCTAATTACGGTGGACTATGGGTATCTTGGTTTTCAAAATGCAAAGATGCTCATAGAAAGTATGGATATAGAGGATAAGGATGGTATCAACATATGGTACACAATAACAGCGGTATCAGGCGCATTTGATACCAATTGGCAAACATTTTTTAGTAGATGGTTAGGGTACAAGGTACCTGCAAATTCAATCAATGCAGGTAGCAAGCTTGTCTACGCGCCACCACTGCCAAGCCCGACGACGTACCCATCGCCGTCGCTTTTCCCAGGATAGTATAAAACATACAGAAAGGTCAAAATAGTTGGGTCAGTACACAAAGTCCGGTCCGTACAATTCGGGTGCGGCCCCAGGAATAGACGCAGGTGCTTTAAATGCAATGGAAGATGCATTAGTGAATGGTGGAATGATTTACTTTATCACGCCATATCAGCTCACGACAAACCCGACCGTTACCAGTGGCAGTACAACAGTACTCACGTGTACAGGCGTTGGAGGTATACCAGCGGGAGCAAAGGGTGTGATTATCGGGGGCGGTATCTTTGCATCCACTGCTGCCAATGGGTATATTACCGTGATGCCGCATGGGGGTACCAGCGGACAGTACGTTTCTTTGTCATCACCGCTTAACAATTCATTTAATGGCATAACGTTCACGTGCCCGCTAGACTCAACGGGTAAGATCGATGTCAAAGCCAACAGCTCAAATATGATCTTGCAGTCATGGTACATCTTTGCTTACATCATGTAGCTATCCATCGTATCGCCAGTCTTTATTGCGATAGTCATCAAGAAAGTCATTTTGCTTTCTGACACACCAATCGACAATAGAGGCAAAGATGATAAAGAGGAGGATG